TCAGGCGCGCTTCACATCCGCATCAATTTCGGTATCTGCATCCGAATCGTGAACAATCTTCGGGCGTGGCCGGAGCATTCCGGCCACGGCATCCACTCCGGCGCGCAGGGGTGAGTCCATCAGATGCGCATAGCGTAGCGTCGTCTGCATCTGGCTGTGGCCGAGCAGCTTGCCGATCATCTCGAGCGAGGCCCCACCGCTGACCAGCAGCGACGCGAATGTGTGGCGCAGGTCATGGATGCGCACATCAGGCAGGTCAGCCTCGCGCTGCATCTTGATCCAGAACCGGCGGATTTCCTTGACGGGCTGGCCCGGCACATCGCCGGGGAAAAGCCACGGATTGCCTTTGGGGACCACGAGACCGCGCTGGCGGACGATGGCCGCGACATCGGCCGAGATCGGCACCCTGTGGATCTTGCGCTGCTTGGTGGTCGCCGCCGGTTTTGACCAGACGCCGAGCTCGAGGTTGAACTGCTCGAACCGCGCCTGGCGCACCTCGCCCACGCGGGCGCCGGTCAGCATGCAGATCCGGATGATGCCGGCGGCGCGCTGATCCTCGGCCGCGTCGAGCACCGCAGCGAGCCTGCCGATTTCCTCGTGGGACAGAAAACGCTCGCGCGCGGTCTCGACCCGCTTCTTGAAGCCGGCGGCCGGATTGTCCGTGCGCCAGCCCCACTGGATGGCGAGATTGAACATCTTGCGCAGGACCTCGCCCACGCGATTGGCGCGCACCGGCGTGGGCTTCGCGCCCTGCAGCTTGCGCGCGCGGTTGTTGGGCTTTGCCTTCGACGGGCGCGCGCGCCCCTGCGCGATGATGTTGAGCAGCTTGGCCACATCATGCGGGGTGATCTCCGTCACCAGCTCGTTGGCCCAATGCGGCGCCACCAGCTTGGTCAGCATCGCACGCTGGTCGGCGGCGTTGACCGGGGACAGATGTGGGACGTGCTCGGCCAGATAGCGATCGATCATGTCCTTGAACCTTGGTGCTTCCCGCAACGCGCCGCGTTCGCCCAGCGGATCGCAGCCCGCGTCGATCTGGCGGCGCAGCTCGCGCGCCCGCTCGCGTGCCGCCATCACGCTCCACTCCGGCCAGCGACCGATGGCCATGCGGCGCTGGCGCCCTGCGAAACGGTAATCCAGCGCGAAGGATCGCGCGCCCGAGCGCAGGATGCGGATGGACAACCCCCGGATCTCGGTATCGAAGACCTGGTAATCCCGATGCTCTTCCGGGATCTGCTCGCGCACCGTCTTGTCGTTCAATCGCAGTCTCTTGACCATCGTCACGCCTCCCGCTGCGCATGACACAGGCGTAGATGCGCAGGCATATCAAGCGAAGCATGCGCCCCCGACCGGCGCATAGGCGGCGACCGGCGGTGATGCGTCAAAAGGCTGCCGGTCATTGATTTCATGGGAGAAATCGAGGGCGCGCGTGGATCGCATTGCGCGAATCTGGCGGGGAACCGCTGCACGGGACCGCTGGTCGGCCCGTGTAAGCGCGAATAGTGCAATCAGGCTCACTGCCAAATCTGTAAATTCCGTTTGAAATCAATGACCGGCAAGGGTCCGGACCCCTTGCAGGTTGGCTCAATGCGCGTGGATGCCTGCCAAGTTACGCAAAACACGGCGAAATCCTGTAAATCGGCCCTGAAATCCCGTGTTCGAGGACATGCGACACTGTCTCCGCGTTCGATCGGGCACCGCGCGCATTTTGCGTCATGACGCCAAATCTCCGGAAAATCCAACGATATCAATGACCGGCAAGGTTCGGGCGCATCACCGCCGGTCTCTGCCTTCCCGCCACCCTTCCGGCTCTGCGCTTCTGAGGCCCTGAACTCCGCCCATGCCGGGCGATGAACAGGAGAGACAGAATGACAGAAACAGCAACGTCCCCCAGGACCGGCAAACCTCGCCTGCTGAGCGGCTGGATCAGCCGCCTCGATCTTGCCCTTGAGCTCGGTGTCACAGTCGAAACCCTGCATCGCTGGGAAAAGCTGCGCTTCGGCCCGCCCTGCGTGCGGGCCGGGCGCAAGATCTATTACCGCCGCGATGCGGTGCAGGACTGGCTCGTACAGCAGGAAGCGCCCGCCCCCCAACGCCGGGGAGCACGTCGATGAACATCCCCCTGCCCTTCCGCAAGAACAGCCGCCGCGACGAGGCCCGCCAGAACTGGATCGAGGAGCGGCTGCGCGAGGCGCGCATCGTGGTCGCCGACGTGGTCCATCATTCCGATCACCTCGTGCGGCTCGCCTGCAACGTGCTGGTCCGGCATGGCCAGACGGCCGAAGAGCGCGAGGACGCGCGGATCCTGCTGGTCGTGCTCGATGGAAAATCGCCTGGCCGCGTCGATCACGCCCGGCCCGACCGGGAGGGCGGGCGATGAAGCGCCGCGGCACCCCCGAGGCCGATCTGCAGCGCGCGGTGGTGCAGGCGCTGCGGTTCGCCCTGCCCCGCACAGCCATCATCCATCACTGCGCCAACGAGGTGACCGAGCCCGGGCCACGCGGTGCGAAACGCCAAGCCATCCTGGTCGGCATGGGCGTACATCCCGGATTTGCCGATCTGATGATCCTCAGCGACGGCCGCGTGCTGTTCCTCGAGCTGAAATCCCTCAAGGGGCGGCTCAGCCCCGCGCAGGCGGCCTTCCGCGACGCCGTTCTCGCGCAGGGCTTCGGCTGGGCGCTGGTGCGCTCGCTCGATGAGGCGCTGGGCGCGCTGGCCGATCACGGCTTCACCACGCGTGTGGTGCAGCAGGATGGAGCCCATCGCCATACCGCCAGTTCTGCGCTGAGGTCTGCGCCATGAGCCATGAAGCCACCAACTGGGCCATCAGGCAGCGCGGACTGAAACCCACTGCCAGGATCGTGCTCTGGCATCTGTGTGACCGGTTCAATCCGGATTATGGCTGTTTCCCCTCGCAGGCGCGGCTGGCCCATGATTGCGAGATCAGCCGCGCGACACTCAACCGCCGTCTCGATGATCTCGAGGCCCGCGGTCTGATCCGACGCATCCGGAATGTCGATGCCAAGACCCGGCGGCAGCGTCCAACCCGGTACATGCTGGGGTTCGAGCCGGACTTCCCCCCGCCCGGGTCCAGCGACCCGGACCCTGCGTCCGGAGCGCCGTTCGACGCGGGCCCAGCTGAAATCCCGTGTTCCGATTTGAGACACGGGCCAACATCGGAAAAAGCGCGATCCTGCAATGGCTTGTCGCCTGTATCGCCGCCAAACCCGTGTCTCGAAACGGGACACGGGCCCGTGTCTCATTCTGACGCGACCCCGTGTCTCAAAAATGGCAGTTCCCGTGTCTCAAATCGAGACACTAACCCTGTAAGGGAACCTCTAAACAAACCAGTAAAGGAGGAGGAGGACGCGCAGGCGCGCGAGGCCATCTCCGAGGAGTTTTTCGGGGAGCTGATCCGCGCGCTGGGCCTCGATCTCACCGCCCTGCCCGGCTGGTGGCAGGGCTGGCCACCGCGCGAGCATGTCCGGCGCTGGCGGGACGATCTGGGCCTCGACGAGGACACGATCCTCGCCGTCACCGAGGCATCACGCCGCGATCACCCCGAGCCACCCGATGGGCCCAGGGCCCTCGACCGGGCGATGCAACGAGCAGCCCAGCGCCTGCGGCAGAGCGAGGCGGCGGGTGCGAAGACCGGGTCGACAAGCGGCCGTGGCGAGACGCGGCGGCGCAAACGAGGGACCGGCCCGAGGCCCAGCGAGGACGAACTGGCCGTCTTCTACGCCGCCAAGGTCAATTCCGACGAACATCTGCCTGCCAGCATGATCAGCAACGCCATGTGCCACGCCATGCTCGCGCGGGGGCTGGTCACGCTCGAGCGCCTGCGCGCGCGGGGGGTGCGGTGAATGGCATGGTGTCACGTCCCCGAAACGGATTGTCCCTCTGCGCAGGCGGCGGAGGCCTGGATATGGGCCTCATGCTCGCCGAGCCCGGCTATCACACCCGCGCCCTCGTCGAATGGGAGGACTGGCCCCGAACTATCCTCATCGCGGCCCAGCGCGCGGGGTACTTCGCCCCTGCCCCGATCTGGGATGATCTGCGCAGCTTCGACGCGCGGCCCTTCCGCGGTGCCTTCGATATCGTCCTCGCGGGATATCCCTGTCAGCCTTTCAGCGCGGCCGGCAAGCGCAGCGGCGCAGACGATCCCCGCCACCTCTGGCCCGAGATCGCCCGCGTTATCGAAGAGTGCCGTCCCGAATGGGTGTTCCTCGAGAACGTCGCCGGTCACGTCACCCTCGGGCTCGAGACCGTCCTGCGAGAGCTTTGGGACATGGGCTACACGACTGCGGCGGGTCTGTTCAGCGCGGCAGAAGTCGGTGCGCCGCACCAGCGGCTCCGCATCTTCATCCTGGCCCACACCGATGAGCCTGCATCCCGGTACCGCCAGCTACAACCCGGCGGGGAACAGCGACTTTACCCGCAAGGCGGAGGCGCTGGCGCTGGGCATCGCCAACCGGGCAGCGTCGAAAGCGACGGACGGCACGATGGGCGGTCCGGGCCAGAGCCATGGCTCGGGCGGGACGCCGCCGCTGCCCGCGCAGGCCACTCAGTGGCAGACACCGGTGGCGGACGATCAGGTGGACCGGATCCGCGGGAAGATCAACAGCCGGGGCGAGCCGAAGCGCAGCGCACAGGCGCTGCAATGGCCGACCCCGGCGGCGCAGAACTGGAAGGGGAGCTCGGAGGCGAGCATCACCCGGTCCGATGGCAAGAGCCGCCTCGACATCCTGCACTACCGGGCGGAGCAGGGCTTCACCCGCCCGGACCCGGCGATCACGCCGGGTGGGCCGCGGTGCTCGCCGCACGCCCCGATCTCGCGCCCGCTCTGGGCTTCGATGATTGCCTCGCATGGGCGCGCCGCATGTCGGCGAATCCTGAAGGGTCGCGCAAGGCGGCGGCTGAATCCGCTCTTCGTCGGATGGCTGATGGGCTGGCCCATCGGGCACGCGCTCTGCGCCTGCTCGGCAACGGAGTTCACCCTCTGGCAGCAGCATATGCGTGGCGCACTCTCGCAGCTGCCCATGGCCTCGGGCCCGTGGATCTGGTGGCCATCGGGCCCGGCCCGGCACCCGACACAGATGAGCCTCTTTGAAGGACTGCAGCCATGAGCTTCCATGGACGGATAGGACGCACCGGCGGCACGAAGGTGAAGCGCGCGCTGGGCGTGCAGGCGGCGCTGGAATGGGCCTTCCGGGTCGAGAAGGCGCAGCTCGAGTTGCCCCCGCCCCGGGATGCACCTGAGGAAGGCTTCGGCTTTGGTTTGGAATACGTCCTGCTGCAACGCGCCGCGCTGGGCTGCAAGGTCGATGGCGGGCAGCACAAGATCGGCAGCTACACCCATCCGGATGCCGAGGTGATCGCGGCCATTGTCGCCGGGATCCCCGACAGCCAGGGCGGCAAGCGCATGGCGATCCGGGTCGCGGAACTGGCGCGCGCCGGGCTCACCCCGGACTGGATGCCGGGGGCCGTGCCGCGATGTGTGCCGGTGGAGATCAAGCGCACCCGCCATGGCGATCGCGCCGTCAGCGTCGTAGTCGGTACGGAACGGGTTCTCGTCCGGGGCAAATGGCGCACGCTCGAGGTTCGTGCCTGCCCGGTGACATTCTCCCCGCACCCGCATCAGATCGAGGCAGCGCGGCGCGCCTATGACGACTGGTGGCAGGCACTGGGCTGGATCCGGGACGGGCTGACGGCGGGTAGGATACTGCGAGAAGTCAAAATTACATCCGCAATGCCAAAGGCGAAGCCCTGGGAGCTGAGATGAACACCGTCGGTATGGACGGTGAACTGCCATTCGCTGCAATATTCACGAATGGCAGAAGAGCGCGGAGACAGCTGCCATTGAAGAGTTGTGGTTTTCAGTTCAGCAAATGGCTAACCACAGGACGCAGATCGGCTTGTCGATGTTGATGGTTAGCCATTCAAGCATCAAACTCCTCTAGCATTCGAGCCACTTCACGGAACCAAGTGCGGATTTCGTTGTCGGGATCAGTCTGATTTAGTCGGTCGGGAGTCATGAAAGTAACTATCCCATTGTTCAAGGATGACTTGGCGCCGCGAATCTTCTTACTGCGCTTTTCCTGAGGTAGGTTGCCCCAAGCATCTCCACCGCTCGCCAAATGAAGTGCCTCGGCAACGCATTGCGGCACGTCGTCAAAGTCAGCGAACGGTACCCCAAAAGCTATCGCCACCCCATTGGCGGCGTAAAATTCGGTGATGGCTTCATGATGCAAGTAATTCTCAAGCTCACGCTTGTTTGTTGCGACAGCAAGGCATCCCGCCCGGCCATTCACTGCTACCATGTGGTCGTGATACTTGGGGTTTGCCGGTGGTGGGTTGTCTCTGTCGCAGATATGAAGTTCGGGGCGATTAAGGGCCTTCAGCCGAGAGCTCCAAACCGCCAAGTTGCTGCCGCCGAGCGGAATAAAGATGAGTTCTCCGTCAACCTCAAGCTGCTCCAGGTCAGGCACATCCTCACCAGCGGCACGTAAGATGCGCGCCATTCCTGTGAGGAACGAAATGTCATGCGGCCCCTCAACGCCGACAAATACCTTTACGTTGTGATCAGGTAGAACGCCAAGCGACTTGGCTATCTCTGCCGAAATGGCGGGGCTGCCTTCGTCGACGCTCCGAAGACCCGCGCCATCCCGTTGTATGAAGCGAACGTCGCACTCGGGCAGGTGGCGCGCCAGCACGGGCGTGTGTGTGGTGATGATGACCTGTCTTCCGGCGGCGACGGCTAGCTCTCTCAGAGCCTTTAGCAGCAAACGCTGATTTCTCGGATGTTGGCTCGTTTCAGGTTCTTCAATCGCGTAGATGATGGACGTAGAGTTCCGTTCAGCAGCGTTCTTCTCGGCTTGTGCTCGGAAAAAATTCAATAGGACTAGTCGCTTGACTCCACTTCCACGCTTGTTGAGCGGTATTCCCTCGTCACCGGTAATGCTGGTAGAAAAGAGCGAGTCCCACTTTTTCGTCGTTACGACGGGGTCAAGTGTCTCAGCGACGGATGCATCCATCTCCCGCAACTTATCAACGGTCGCTGCGGCAATTTTCTTGACCTCGGCTTCGACGTATTCCTTGACCTCCTGCAACTTCGGTTCCACCGCCTTGATGGCTTCACGGATAGCCGCCTTTAAGGGGTCTTGTGCTTCGGCGTCTTGATCGGTGCTCGCTCGATCAGACTTGAACAATGCGAAGGTCGGCAAAAATTGCTGCATTGCTGCCCATGCCTGCTTACCTCCCTCGGCCTCGAGAGAGACGGGAACCTCAGCGAGCTTTAGGTCGTCACATGCGGCCCAGATAGCTGATCTCACCGGTGCATTTGCGCGTTTGTCGACATCCTTGAGGTCGACTCCCAAATCTGCAGCCCTCTTGGCAAGGTCAGCCTTCTTCAGGGCCAGAAGGTCGTGGTAACCCTCGGCAGTAGGGTGCATCGCTATGGCTTCAATGGATGAAGCCTTGGGGGTGGCGAGCGCTCCGTTGTAGGTTTTTCTGACGACGAGCGTGCCAGATCTGCTCAACAGATACTCCGAGGCGAGCGTGGTTGGGAAATCGGCGTCCACGACGATGGAATCTGGCAACTGATCGAACTCACAACTGATGCGCATGAGCTTCGGCTCACCGTTCTTGCTTGCATCATCCTTGTCCGGATTGATCGTCTCGAAGAAGATCGCGAGGGCGTCCATCAACGACGACTTGCCGACGTCGTTGCGACCGACCAATGCTGTAAGGTGGTCAAAACGAACTGAAATAGGTGCGACGTAGCACCGGAAGTTCTCAACCGTTAGACCGACAAGCCGCATGAATCACCTTTCCCGAATACATGGTTAAGTTGAGGCAACCTGAAGCGGCTCGTCAATAAAATTATACCCTCGTCTCTCACGTCTTCTTGCTGTGTTTGCCCGCAGTTGGTCGCAGCGGATGAAACCGGCAGCTTTGGGGCTGGGACCTGTCATTCGCCGGGCTCGCCACGGCGGAAGACCTCAAGGATCACGGCATTGCTATTGCCGCTGCCGCGCCCGCCAACAAGCAACGGGTCCCATTCGAGGGGCAGCGACAGGTTGCGTGCCTGAAACGGCTTGGGTGCAATGTCGATGGTGGCGGGAGTGTGCATCATCGGGATATTATTGTCGAATAAGTGAGATGCCGCCCTGGAAGATACTTGTTGCCTGACCTTGCTCAACTGACCGCCGCCGAACTGCTCGCGCTCCACGCCCAGATAGGCGAGGAGCTGCGGTCGCGGGGCGTCGTGCGCAGTGCCAACAACCCGACCGGCGACCTTGCCGAACACCTGTTCTGCTCCGCCTTCGGCTGGACGCAGGCCCCGAACTCTGAGCGGGGATACGATGCGACCGGGCCGGACGGGACGCGCTTCCAGATCAAGGGGCGGCGGGTCCACCGGCGCAACCCGTCGCGCCAGCTGTCGGCAATCCGCGACCTTGCGAGCGGGCACTTCGACGTGCTGGCGGGCGTGATCTTCGATGATGACTTCTGCGTGGTCAGGGCGGCGCTGATCCCGCGCGGCGTAGTGGAGGCGCGGTCAACCTACGTCGCTCACACCAACAGCCACAAATTCATCCTGCGAGAGGAAGTGTGGTCCGCCCCCGGGGTTCGCGACGTGACCGCCGAGGTCGCGGCGGCGATGCCCTAGCCGTTCCCCTTGATGAAATCTTCCAGCGCATCAGCAATGATCTTGCGCGGGTCACCGATCTCATAATGTGCGGCGTCTTGCTGGACTTCGTGGCTCACGGTCCCGTCCACCTTTGTCGGCTTCCCATCGACAAAGACCTTTAGGTGCCAGCCGACCCCGTCGCTGGCTATCTTGATTTCAAACGAGCGCCCCTCGTGATCGAACGTCTTGAAAGTATGCAAATGTAACCCTCCCGGAATGCCCGAGATGAGCTTGTCACTCCTTCGGTCTTACGTCCACCAACTTGCGGTAGTCCTCAAGCGTCATCGCGGAGGGCAGGTTGATGTCGACCTGCAAGGCGCGGCCCTTCAAGCGCCCGCCCTCGCGGTACGAGTGGCGGGCGTTCAAGGCAATGATCACGGCGGTCACGTTGCCGTCCATCGCCAGCTCCTGCAGCTAGGCAACGAGGCGATTATGCTCGATGCCCCGGCCCCGGTCCCGCGCCTCCTGAACCTCGGGTTGGCGCTTAATAGCCAACATTGGGCCGATAGCGGTTCTGTCCTCAGAGCGTGAGTTTGCCGCGCCCTTGATTTTGCAGTCGCAGCGCAAGTCCGGAATGACGGGCTGCATCACGCCGGAGGTAGGGCCCGGTCAGTGGCCGGTATGGGCCGGGTGCGTTGAGTGAGACCCCACCAGCTAATCGGGCGTGAAGCGGGCTGACCACCGTGCGGCTTGGCAGTTGCAGCAACTAGGGAAGAGCAGCCATTCGACAGGACAGCAGCCTAATGATTGAAACTTGCAAACCTAGCGCGGAGATTGCAGAAGCGGGCAACCTAGGAGGCGGCTACTCGTCTGGCGCATCACAGGCAAAATAGATCAGATCGGAAGTCGGCCCATAAAGTCGATTCAGTGAGCAGATAGCCCCCTTGGCAATGTTCCGATTCATCAGATCAGCGGGCCAGTTCCGGTCGCTTTTCGCCGCGATTCGCGCTCACGCTCTTCTAGCACTTCGCGCCACATTTCATAGGTCGAGGCGACCATCTGCTCCAACTCCTCGCGGGAGAAAAGTTCAATGCCCTCGTCCGTGTGAAGCCTGACTGCGCGCCGATCATCGGACGGACCGCCAAACTGGACGATGGTCAACCGCACGTTGGCAAAGTCCTCATCAGCTGCCCGGATGCGCTCGTGCATCATCGAGAAAGCGAACCGGCGACCCTCAGCGGTCAAGCCTCTGGTCCTGCGCGGTTCAATGAACAGGGCACTCGCCTGCTCGTCGATGGCAAGAATCATGGGGAGCCAAAGTGTGATCTTCTGTCCCATCCCCATCGACAGGGGGAAGAATTCGTGCCGCCGCCCGAACACGCGGCCAGAAGTTGCGAAGTCGTGAAGCCCCAAAGCGACAAACCGGTTGTATCTGAACTCCTCATCCGACCGGCTGCGCTTGCGCAACTCGGCCTCGATCACCGTCCAAGGCGTCGCCTCGGCTGCGCCCAAATCCAGATCGGGTTGGATGTTGAAGATGTCAGAAAAGCAGGCGCGCACCGGCTTGTAAGAGAAGGTCGAGAAACCGCCCTTCATCTGCTCCAAGCTCTTGCGCTTCATATCATCGCGCTGGGGCGCGATGCGCGCAAGGTCGATGTCAGGCAAAAGGCGTGTCGTCACTAGGCGGTTCTCCTGCACGAGGATTAGCGTCAACCGACACCTTGTGGTGTTGGAATCGGTCGATGATCACAGTATCCGGTATCCGCATCCCAAAAGCAACGTTCGTTCTTGATTTGTCCACCACCACTTCCCACGGGGCACCTTTCGCGTGCGACAGATCGACGAGACGACCAGGAGACATTTTACCATAACGCAAGACCACTTCGGCGATCAGTTCGCGCACTTCAGGGTCGGTTGGTGTCACGAGTTCGCGCACCTGACCCGTCAGCGGATCGCAGCCAGCCGCGCGCATGGTGATCACGTTCGAGCCAGACTCCTTAAAAGCACGATAGACTGCGGGGTGCACAGGACCATACTGCCACGCCTCGAAGTACCCTGAGACGAGCGGTCCGTTGCCCCTCTTTAGGTGGATGCCGTGTGCGAAGTAGAGCAGCTTCTGCAGCGCGAGGTTGGTGATGCTGATCTCAGCGCCGTAGCGCGGGTTGGCGGCCTCATCGAGCATGAGGTTCGCGATTGCCCTCGGATCGTATGGCCCGCTCATAACCTCATGCCTGCCACTCTTGAAGTTCTGCTTTCGTTCATCATGATGCGGCACAACTTCTGATTTGGCAACGGCGGGGACAGTTCGTCCCGCCCCACATGCTTCCAACCTAACTGTCGGACTTTTTTTGTGGGGTTAGTATGCCTCTGCCCACGATGCAAGCTACAACCAGTTCAATGCGCCAAACCTGAATGACAGCTTCGAGGATTTTTGCGAGAGCGTGTCGCATGACCGACCTTCTGTTTTGGGCCGACTGCTCCCTCCCATGGTTCCTCCCGGGCGCTTGTCGTATACGGGGGGGCTTGGCGCGCGATTTCGCTAGCGACTGGATTCCTCACCGGGGAATCCACCTGGAATCCACCCCGGCGGACCGGGCCGGAATTCTGACTCGTTATCAGGGACTTGGCCGAGCGCCCCTTGGATCAAGTGGATTCCTCGGAGGAATCCAGGGAATCCACATGCGCGGCCTCGACCCCAGCCGGAAGCCACCCGAGGAATCCACCCCGGAAAGCCGCCCGCAGCCCTGTTACGGCGATTGTCGGGGAAGATGTTGATTCAACGGCAAAAAACCCTTTGACATTTCTAGCCCCCTTGACGTACCCCTTGATCATCGAAGAATAGCGCCCGGAGGAAACCCCTCGCGGGCGTTTTCCTTTTCCCGACATCGCGGACCCTGATGCTGCCGACCGACCCGGTCGTGCCTGTGCGTCTGTCCGCCTTTCACTACAGTAGAGACCTCCCAATGGACCTTGTCTTCGCGCCAAGCGAGATCGAGGCGTGGCCGATCGAGCGGCTGCGCCCCTACGCCCGCAATGCCAAGATCCACGGCGACGACCAGGTGGCGAAGATCGCCGCCAGCATGGCGCAGTTCGGATGGACCGTGCCCTGCATGGTGGCCGATGATGGCGAGCTGATCGCGGGGCATGGTCGGGTTCTGGCGGCCACGATGCTGGGGCTGACCGAAGTGCCGGTGATCCGGCTGAGCCATCTCGATGAGGCCGAGCGGCGCGCCTACCGGATCGCCGACAACAAGCTCACGGAGCTCGGCGAGTGGGACGAGGCCCTGCTGCGCGACGAAATCGCAGGACTTCTGGCCGAGGATTTCAACCTCTCGCTGCTGGGGATCGGCGAGGCCGAGCTCGACGCCCTCCTGCAGGACCCTGGGGCGCTGGGCGGTGATGGCCCGGTCGAGGGCGAGAACGATGTGCCCGAGGCGCCGGTCACGCCCGTCTCTGTGCCGGGGGACCTCTGGCAGCTGGGGGATCACCAGCTGATCTGTGGCGACAGCACGTCGGCCGATGTAGTCGGGCGTTTGCTGGGTGACGTGAAGCCTCTGCTGATGGTGACCGACCCGCCCTATGGCGTCGCCTATGACCCGGCGTGGCGCAACCAGGCCGGCGCCGCGAAGACGAAGCGGACGGGCAAGGTGCTGAACGACGACCGGGCCGACTGGCGCGAGGCATGGGCGCTGTTTCCGGGCGACGTCGCCTATGTCTGGCATGGGGCGCTGCATGCCGCCGAAGTGGCGGAGTCTCTCACCGCCGCGGGTTTCGCCATCCGCTCGCAGATCATCTGGGCCAAGGACCGGCTGGTGCTCAGCCGCGGCGATTACCACTGGCAGCACGAACCCTGCTGGTACGCCGTGCGCGCCAAGGCCAAGGGCCACTGGGCCGGTGATCGCAAGCAGACGACACTGTGGCAGATCGCGAACAAGGATCAGGATGTCGATACCGTGCATGGCACTCAGAAGCCGGTCGAGTGCATGCGCCGCCCGATCCTGAACAACTCGAACGCCGGCCAGGCAGTCTACGAGCCCTTCATGGGGTCTGGCACAACGCTGATCGCGGCCGAGACCACCGGGCGCCTCTGCTACGGGGTCGAGTTGAACCCTGCCTATGTCGATGTCGCCATCGAACGCTGGCAGTCCTTCACCGGCGAAGAAGCAGTACTGGCGGAAACCGGAGAGAGCTTCGCCGCGCTGAAGACCAAGAGGCTTGGGGCATGATCCAGTCACGGCGCATGTCGCTGATCGACACTGTCACCAATGTCACATTGGAATATGCGCTGGCAGTCACCACGCAGATCGTTGTGTTCCCATGGTTCGGTCTGCAGGCGAGCCTCGGCGGGAACCCGGCGCTGGGCGGGGTCTTCACCGGCATATCGCTCCTGCGCAGTTATGCGCTGCGCAGGCTGTTCGAGGCCGCACAAAGGCGATAGTGTGCGTCGCACTTGAAACTTGAGACTAGGCCCTTGCCGTTGACACATTCGGATGCCACGACCGCTCCCAGCCCCGAAGCGGTCATTGGTCCTTCAAACAACGGTCTTGCCTCATGCAACGATCTTGAAGTTCTTTTGTCGGGAACAGGCGGAAACTCAAAATGGAATTTTATCATCTTGATTAGAGGTGTCTTTACAATGTTCTTCAAGACCATGTTCGCGCAAAAGTTCATCGAAATCCATTGAGTGTTTGGACGCCGTTTCGCAAATCTTTTCTAACATTTTTGGGAGTTCAAAACTGCCCATAACTTGATCGTTTTCTCGTAATTTGGATAGTAGTGCCCGAACTTGCTCATCATTGAAGTCACTGGCAAACAAATTTATCTGAGCAGCAATCTTGTTGGCCTCATTGAAGCTTTCAGCCTTGTGATACAGTTCAATAGATCGGTCGATAATTTCGTTAGGTATCGTGAAGAAGGGAATTACCGATTCGAGATCATTCAAGGATGCAATTTTTACGCGTCTTACCGCCACAGTCTTAAGAGGTGAGAAAGATAAAATATCGTCGATAATGTCAAAGTGTTCCGTCGGTAGTTTCGCCACATAGCTGGTTAGCCTACCTTGCTGTGTATGATCTAAAGATTCCCACGCGCGGGGAAACCGAGTAATATTTTTGGCAACGTGATGCAGATTATCATCTTCGACACGAGACACGATGTCTGGTAGAATTTCTGCGCACCGCGCTTCGTAAAGGTCGCGATGCATAGTACAAACTGCGGTCAACGATGACGTTAGCTTCGACGAAGTCGTGTAGTCTTTTTGTTCTTCCAAAAATAAGCTCTTAAGCAGGACAGAAATTAGATTTTTCACCAATGAGGGGCGAGCGCGTCGGATTGGACTGTTTTGAAAAACCTTGAGCACATCTTTTCTGCTAGTCGGAAAGTACTCTGAATGAAGCTGCTTGAGAATGCGATCCAACGCGAATTGCCCTTGAGCTGGCTCATGCTGTAGTAGATGTGTGACCGCTGAATGGATATGAAGCCGAGCAAGCTCCGCTGGCGGAGCATATTGCTCTCCATCCGCATTCAGCGACGGATGCGCACATCTATGGCGGTCCTTAAGAATACGATTTAGGTCCTCGTATTCCAAGGCAGATATCAACTCGACCTTATCTCTGGCGAAGTCGAGGATTTCTCGCTCAAATTTCAATGCTCTGCTTGTGTCGTTATCTCGATAAATGGCATCTAGGTCTTCAATCTTCTTTTCAGCTTGCTTGTCACCTGCCAGAGACAGCTCCCGAAGCTTCTCAATCAGATCATAGCAAACAGCGACCCAGCAGGAGACGACGGCAGATCTATAGGCTTCGGCACGGTAGCTGGCCACTGACTCGCGAATATACTCGCGCGCGTTTTTGTTGCGGCATTTCAGAACTAGTTCGTCCAAGTCTTCGAGATAACCAGCCACTTCGTCCTCGCAATACTTCGGTAGTGCCTCAGAGTAGGCGCCGCGTAGCTCCTGTTAAAGGCAAAAATCACCTTAGCCCGTAACCTGGCTCTCGCGCTGCGCGCTTGCTACACCAGCTTTGCAAACTCCGCATCCTGCGCATAGCCGCTGTTCAACCAAAGCGCGGCATCGGATGAAGCGGCCCCCAGCCGTTGCCTGCCTCTTCTGGTCGGCTTTGGCGGATTCCCGATCAGACCGACCGGCGGGAGCCTGGATCCGTGTCATGTGATCCGATGCACGGTGCCTCTGCCCTCGATCTTCTGAGCAGTGATCGCGAGGCCCAGCTTCTTCTTCAATGCCCCCGAGATCATGCCGCGCGCGCTGTGCGCCTGCCACCCGGTCACTTCGACAATCTCGGCGATGGAAGCGCCCTCGGGCCGCCGGAGCAGCGCGATGATCTGCGCCTGCTTGGTGCCGCTGCGGATGGCGACCGGCTTGGAGGCTTCGGAAGCCTCGAACGTCGGCGCGGGGTCCGGCTTCGCGTTGCGCGTGCTGACGACGGCCCTGGCGACCACCGGCTCGATCCCGATGGCATCCAGCCCGGCCTCGGTCGCGATCAGCGTGGTGCCATGACCATCGCCTGTCTCGCGCCAGAGCGGCTCGCCCTTGCGGATATCGGCATCGACCTCCTCGAGCCAGCCGCGCTCGACCATCCTGGTCACGGTCACCTTCGCGGCGGCGCCATGCAGCCCCTCGGGCAGCGGCATGGCGAGATTGCCGGGGCGGGTGGCCGCGCGGCTGAGGATGATGGACTGGGTGTCGGTGAGTTTGGGCATGGGAGTCTCCGGTGTTCTCGGGCAGCGCGGGATGCGCCGCCTTCTACCGGCATTCGCCCGGCGTCCGCGGCCCCACCGGGGCCACGGTCCGGGCTCATCCCGCCTTGGTGGCGGGGCGCTCCGAGGGTTACCCGGCGAATTCGCCCTCACCGAAGGCGCTGTCGGTGATGCGCTTCAGGAGGCTGTTGTAGTGCTCGAGGGTGCCGACCATCGCCCAGCCCACCTCGTCCGGGTGGGTCTCGAAATGATCGTCGCTCAGCGCCTGCAGCCGGGCGAGCCTCTCGTCGATCTCAGCTTTCTTTCCGATGAAGGCGGCAAGTGCGGCTTCGCGTTTCTTCCGCGCCTTCTCAGCACGCAGCTGGTGGCGTGGGGTGGTGATCGGGTTCATGGTCAGGCGCCCCGATCCTGCTGGTCGATCATGGCGAGGATGGCGCAGGCCATGCCGCCAAGGAATTCGCCGCGGCGGAAGACGATGTCGTCGATCTCGTTCGCGGTGGTGATGGTCGGCTCGACGGCTAGGCCCTCTGCCATGTGCGGCAGCAAGCGGGCGGCCTCGGCGTTGTAGCGCTCTGCGATGGTCATGGGGCTGTCTCCGATCCCTTGCCTGGCAGTGCGCGATGCACCCGCCTTGTGGGGAACAGAGTCGCTCGACCGGGGAGTGTAATCAACTCAAATAGACGCGTTTCCGCGTTTATTTCCAATGCATTGCGAGGGTTTGCAGGCGCCATGGAGGGACTGTCCGAGCGCGCCTACGCCGCCCATGCCGGGCTCTCGCGAGGGGCCGTGCAGAAGGCACGCAAGACCGGCCGGCTGGTGCTCTTTGCCGATGGCTCGATCGATGCCGCGGCCTCGGATGCGCGCCGGGGCGGGATGACCGATCCCGATCAGCAGAGGCGCGCGCGGGGCGGGATTGGGGGCAGCGGCAGCGCTGAGGCCGGTCCCGTCTCCGGGCCGGGCGACAGCGCCTCCTATCTCAAGGCGCGCACCGCGCTGACCGTCTACCAGGCGCAGGAGCGTCAGCTGGCGATCCAGCGCAAGAAGGGCGCGCTGGTCGATCGCGCCCGCGCCGAAACGCTGGTCTTTCGCCTCGCCCGGCAGGAGCGCGATGTCTGGACCACCTGGCCCACCCGCGTCGCCGCCCTGATGGCCGCGCAATTGTCCGCAGATAGGGAGAGTGCATCCGGGACGCCCGTGACGATCGAGACTGCGATCCTGCAAAGGGTGCTGGAAGCCCATGTCCGAGAGCAGCTCGCCGCCCTGGCCGACCTCCGGGTCTCGCTTGAATGATGGAGACAAAGACGAGCGCCTGACCGACGACGACCTGACCGCGGAGCTCGACCTCGGGTTCGACGGCGCCGATGACATCCTGCGCGCCTGGGCGAAGGGCCTGCGCCCCGACCCGGACCTCACAGTCTCGGCCTGGGCGGATCAACATCGCTGGCTGTCTTCGCGCGCCTCGGCCGAGCCCGGGCGGTATCGCACCGCGCGCACGCCGTATCTGCGCGAGATCATGGATGCGCTCTCGCCGGGGCATCCGGCACAGCGCGTCACCTTCATGAAGGCGGCACAGGTGGGTGCCACGGAAGCGGGCAACAACTGGATCGGATTCGTTATCCACCACGCCCCGGGGCCGATGCTGGCGGTGCTGCCGACGGTCGAGATGGCCAAACGCACCTCGCGCGGGCGGATAGACCCGCTGATCGCAGACAGCGCGGCGCTGAAAGAGCGCGTGCAGCCGGCGCGATCCCGCGATGCCGGCAACTCGATGCTCTCAAAAGAGTTCCCCGGCGGCATCCTGGTGCTTACCGGGGCCAACTCGGCCACCGGCCTGCGCTCGATGCCCGCGCGCTACATCTTTCTCGACGAGGTAGACGCCTATCCCGCCTCGGCCGACGAGGAAGGCGATCCCGTCACGCTGGCCGAGGCGCGCACCACCACCTTCGCGCATCGGCGCAAGGTGTTCATGGTCTCGACGCCCACGATCCGGGGGCTGAGCCGCATCGAGCGCGAGTTCGAGGCCTCCGATCAGCGGCGCTACTTCGTGCCCTGTCCGCATTGCGGCCATATGCAATGGCTGCAGTTTGAGCGCCTGCGCTGGGAGAAGGATCAGCCGGAAACCGCGGCCTACCATTGCGCGGGCTGCGAGACGCCCATTGCCGAGCATCACAAGACAGCGATGCTGGAGCACGGGGAATGGCGTGCGACCGCCGCGCCCGCGGATGCCCGGGCCATCGGGTTCCACCTCTCGGCGCTCTATTCGCCGATCGGCTGGAAGAGCTGGGCGCAGATCGCGCGCGACTGGCTGGCCGCCCAGGGCTCTGACGAGATGCTGCGCGCGGCGCGCAACACGCTGCTGGGCGAGACCTGGGTGGAGAGCGGCGAGGCGCCGGACTGGCAGCGGCTGGCGGACCGGCGCGAGACCTATCCGGCGCAGATCCCCGCAGGCGGTCTGTTCCTGACCGCGGGCGCGGATGTGCAGAAGGACCGCATCGAGGTCGATGTCTGGGCCTGGGGCCGCGGCGGGACAAGCTGGCTCATCGATCACATCGTGATCCCCGGCGGGCCGGATGATCCAGGCTGCTGGGAGGCGCTCACCGCACTGCTCTGCCGGACATGGGTGCATGAGCACGGCGCAGTGATGACGCTGGCGAAGCTCGCCATCGACACGGGCTACGAGTCCGCCGCCGTCTATGCATGGGCGCGCCGGCAGGGCACCGCGCAGGTCGCGCCGGTGAAGGGCATGGAAGGGTTCAACCGGGCGACACCGGTCTCGGGGCCGACTTTCGTCGATGCCACGGTGAACGGACGCAAGCTCAGGCGCGGTGCCCGGCTCTGGACCGTGGCCACGGCCACCTTCAAGGCCGAGACCTATCGCCATCTGAGGCTGGAAAGGTTGAGTGAGCCGGACGCGCCGGACCCGCCCGGCACGGTCCATCTGCCCGACTGGGCCGACAGCGAATGGCTCAAACAGCTGGTGGCCGAGCAGCTGGTCACGATCCGCAACAAGCGCGGCTATGCCCGCCAGGAATGGCAGAAGATGCGCGAGCGCAACGAGGCGCTCGATACCCGCGTCTATGCCCGCGCCGCGGCCTGGATCCTCGGCGCCGACCGGTTCGACGAGCGGATGTGGCGGCAGCTGGAGACCCAGGCCGGGGTGGAGACGGCCGTCGTGGCGTCCGAGACCGAGCCTGACAAACCGACTGAGCCCCAAGCCGGGCGCATCACCACGCCGCGGCGGCGCGGCTGGCGCGTCAGCACGCCCAGATACATGGAGTGATCAGAAGCCGGAGAACACCATGTCGAGAGCACCTCGGATCTCGTAATCGAAGCGGGAAAGGTCGGCGACGGGCGGCGCCTTGAGCAAGGCGGAAGGGATCGCGGCCATCTCGGCCGTGTGCAGCACATGCGCCGCGCTCTCGATCTCGAAGACCGGTTCGAGCCGCCCGATGGCCTTCGGTCCGGATGAGACGGGAAGCAGCGGGGCGACCACGCGCGTGCCGGTCTCGATCAGATCGGTCTGGAGATCGAGTACAAGCCGGTTACCGGCGACACGGTACACCTGGAACTGCGCCATCAGTCGGTCTTCAGGACCTGAAGATCGGCAAGCGGGGTGCCGTTGGCCTCGATCCAGGCGCGGCGCGCGGCAATCGCCTCGGCATTCTCGCGTGCCCAGGCTTCGGCTTTGGCCGCGCACACAGCCTCGGCCAGCGCAGCATCGCTGATCGCCGACACGTTCAGGCCCAGCTCCCGCGCGGCGGCGAGATTGGTGGCGGTGAGGGTGATGTTCGTGCGCTGCTTCTCGGTGGTGCTGTGCGGCATCGGGGAATCTCCTGCGACACATAGATCATACACATCAAATGTGTGCATGACAAGAACACTGCGCACCGGAAGACACGGGACACAAATGACCCTCGATGATCTCAAGGCCCGTCACAGCGCGCTGCTGGCGGCGCGCTACAGCGGCACGCGCAGCGTCAGCTATGACGGCAAGAGCGTCACCTACGGCTCGGACGCGGAAATGGCGGCCGCGATTGCGGATATCGAGCGCCGGATTGCCGCGATGGAGCGCGGCACCGGGCGTATCTTCCGACCCCATGCCGTGAAGGACCTGTGATGGGCGGCGCGATGAACTGGCGCCAGCGTCTCGGGGCGTTCATCGGCGGGTTCGATGCGGGCCAGCACCACCGGCGGCTGCGCGGCTTCCGCGCCACCCGCGCGCATGTCAACGCGCTGATCGCAGCCGCGGGGCCCGACATCACCGCGCGCGCCCGTTGGCTCGTGCGGAATAATGGCTACGCGCTGAACGCCGTCGAAAGCTGGGCGGCCAACACCGCGGGTGACGGCATCAAGCCGATCTCGAAGATCGGGGATGCTGCCCGCAAGGAAGAGCTGCAGCGGCTCTGGCTCGACTGGACGGACGAAGCCGATGCCGAAGGGCTGACCGACTTCTACGGGCTGCAGCGCCGCGCGGCCCGCGAAGTCTTCATCGCCGGCGAGGTGTTCTTCCGCATAAGGCCGCGCCGCGCGGGCGACGGTCTGACCGTGCCGCTGCAGCTGCAGATGCTGCCCGCGGAAATGCTGCCGCTGGAACAGAGCGGTGTTGCTGCGAACGGCAATGTCATCCGGCAGGGAATCGAGTTCGACCGCATCGGACGGCGCGTGGCCTATCACTTCCTGCGCCGGCATCCCAGCGACAGCACCGATCCGGGGCTGGCGAGTGAAGTCGTCCGCGTGCCCGCGTCAGAGATCATCCATGTAATCGATCCGGTCGAGGGCGGGCAGCTGCGCGGGGTCTCGAAACTGGCGCCCGCCATCGTCAAGCTGTTCCTTCTCGACCAGTACGACGATGCCGAGCTCGACCGCAAGAAGGTCGCGGCGATGTACGCGATGTTCGTGACCTCCCCCGCGCCGGAGAACCCGCTCGCGCCGCCCGAGGAGGATGGGCCGGATGCCGGCCTCGAGATCAGCCCGGGTCAGATCGTGCGCCTTGATCCGGGCGAGGATGTCACCGTGGGGCAGCCCGCCGACAGCGGCGCGACCTACGAGCCCTTCCAGTACCGCACGCTGCTGCAGATCTCGGCGGCGCTGGGCATCCCCTATCCCTATCTCGCCAACGACATGGTGAAGGGGAACTTCTCGAACTCGCGACTCGCGCTGATCGAGTTCCGGCGCCGTGTGTCGGCCTGGCAGCATTCGGTCATGGTCTACCAGCTGTGCCGACCCGTCTATGCCCGCTGGATGGATGCGGCCGTGCTCTCGAGCGCGCTGACCCTGCCGGATTACGAGGTCAACCGGTCCCGGCTGCTGACCGCGGAGTGGCTGCCGACCAAGTGGGACTGGGTGGATCCGCTCAAGGACGCCAATGCCGAGATCGCCCAGATCGAAGCGGGCCTCAAATCCCGCACCCAGGCCATCGCCGAGCGCGGCTATGACGCCGAGCAGGTCGATCGCGAGATCGCCGCGGAACACGCCCGCGAACGCGCGCTGGGCCTCGACTTCCGCCGGCCGGGATCGCCGGCGCAGGGTGCGACGGCCATGCCAGACGAAAACGCGGACAACGACGTGACCAACAGCGATGATGCAGACGACACCGCGGAGGACCGACCGCGTGCAGACGAGGACCAACCCTGATGCTCCATGCCCGCATTGCCGCGCGCGCCTTCAACACCCCGCTGCTGGTCGACCCAATCAAGGCCATGGCGTTCCTGTCCGGCCTCGGACCGCGGATTCTCGGGCGGCGGGTAGAGCTCACCGAAGGCGCCGAGGCTTATCATACCGAAAAAGCCACCCTGCCCGCCCACGCCAGCATACTCGCCGGTGGGCTTGCCGACAGCTATCGCCAGCACGGCGACGCGCCCTATGCGCTGGTGGACGGTATCGCCGTGATCGAAATCTCCGGCGTGCTCATCCATCGCGGCGGCTGGATCGGGGAGTCCTCTGGCCAGACCAGCTACGAGGGGATAGCGGCGCAGATCGAGGCGGCGGCCGGCGACCCGTCGGTGCGCGGCGTCGCGCTGGAGATCGACAGCTTCGGCGGCGAGGTGGCGGGTGTGTTCGACCTGGCCGACCGCATCCGCGCGCTGCGCCGCGACAAACCCGTCTGGGCCTTCGTGGCCGAGCACGCGTTCTCGGCTGGCTATGCGCTGGCGTCTCAGGCGAACCGCATCCTGCTGCCGCGCACCGGGGCGCTGGGCAGCATTGGCGTTGTCGTGATGCATGCCGATCTGAGCGGCAAGCTCGATCAGGATGGCGTGCGGGTCACGCTGATCCATTCCGGACAGCACAAGGTGGACGGGAACCCCTACGCGCCTCTGCCGGACACCGTGCGGGGCGACATCCAGCGCGAGATCGACGTGTTGCGGTTCCTCTTCGCCGAGACCGTCGCAGCCGGACGCGCCGGGCGGTTGAGCCAGGAGGCTGCGCTGGCCACCGAAGCCGCCACCTATCGCGGAGCCGATGCCGTCGCGGCGGGCCTGGCCGATGACGTGACAGATCTCGGGCGCGGCTTTGCGGCCTTCAGGGAGATGGTTGCGCAAAGGCCCGCCACCACACTTTCCCGCGCGCGACGCGCATCCCTTCCCCAACCCCGAAAGGAGACCGCCATGGCCCATGCGCCCGACCAGGAGACCACGCCGCAGGAGGAGGAGGCCCGTGATGCGCAGCAGGACGCTTCGTTAGAAACGGCAATCGACACTCCCGAGCCAGACGCCTCTCCCCAGGCCAGCAGCGCCGCAGCTGCGCCTGTTCCAGCGCCCTCACGCTCCGACACCGCCAGCGCATGCACAGCATCGGCAGCTGACGCCGCAGCACCGCCCACCATCCCTCCAGTATCTGAACCGCCCTCCGCGCAGGCGGGCAATCTGGCCGAGGTCTCGGCGCGGCTGCGCCAGGAGGCGGCGGAGATCACCGAGATCGCGGCCCAGGCCGGGCGGCTCGGCATCGCGATCGACGCCGCGAAAGCCCTGCGCGAAGGGACCACGCCCGAGGCCCTGCGCCGCCTGGTTCTTGAGCGCGCCAGCGCCGCGGCCGATGCGCGCGACGTCGTCGCCGCACCGCCCTCGCCAGCCCTGCCGCAGGCGACGGAAAGCCCGCTTGTCTCGGCGGCCAAGCGGGACGCGGCCGCGGGCAAGCGCAGCTGACGCCCGGCCTGCGTCTCGCCCGACCTCCCGACACACCACCGACCTGACGAACCCCCGCCGCTCTATCCCGGCGGGGGATTGCTTCCTCATGGCCCTGAAGGATCCCCGACATGACTGTCCTGACCCAACCGCCCAGCATGGGCGATCTCCTCAAATACGAGGTCAATCCCAACTACACCCGCGAGACCGTCACGCTGCTCGCCGGCACCAATTACCCGGTTGGTGCCGTGCTGGGCAAGATCACCGCCAGCGGCAAGTACAAGCTCGCCACATCGGGCGGCACCGACGGCGCGCAGACGGCCGCCGCCGTGCTGCTCTACGCGGTCGATGCCACACTGGCCGATGCAGTGGGTATCGTTGTCGTGCGCGGTCCCGCCATCCTGTCGCGCGCCGCGCTGGCCTACGACGGAACCGTCGATGACGCCGCCAAGATCACCACCAAGATCGGTCAGCTGACCGCGCTGGGCCTCATTGTTCGCGACACGGCCTGATCCGACGCCCCGCATCCGCGCGCCCTTCCCCCTCTTTCCCCGGAGTTTTCCATGACCCTCACCCGCAACCCGTTCGACGCGGGCGGCTATTCGCTCGCCGAGATGACGCAGGCCATCAACATCCTGCCCAATCTCTACACCCGTCTCGGCCAGATCGGCCTCTTTCGTTTTGAGGGCGTCACGCAGCGCTCCATCGTCATCGAGCAGCGCGAGGGCGTCCTCAGCCTGCTGCCCTCGGTCCCGCTTGGCGCGCCGGCCACGGTGGGCAATCGCGAGCAGCGCTTCATGCGCAGCTTCGCGCTGCCGTGGATCCCGCATGACGACGTCATCCTGCCCGCCGATATCCAGGGCATGCCCGCGCTGGGCGTCTCGGACGCGGCTGATCCGCTGGTCGAGGTGATGACCCGCAAGCTCACGCTCATGCGCCGCAAGCATGCCCAGACCCGCGAATACATGGAAATGAACGCGCTGCGCGGCATCGTGAAGGACGGGGCGGGCACCACGCTTTACGACTACTTCACCGAGTTCGGGCTCAACCGGATCTCCGTTGACTTCGTCTTCGGCACCGCCGGCACCAATATCCAGGGCAAGGTCCGCAATGTGCTGCGCGGGATCGAGGACAACCTGCTGGGCGAGACCATGACCACCGCGCATGCGCTGGTCAGCTCGGAGTTCTTCGACAAGCTGATCAGCCATCCGAAGACCGAGGACGCCTACAAGTTCTACTCAGCCACCGGAGGCCAGCCGCTGCGCGACGACATGCGCCGCGCCTTCCCCTTCGCAGGGGTTCTCTTCGAGGAATACAACGGCTCCGTCACGCTCTCGAACGGGACCTCGGAGCGCCTGATCCCCGCGGGCGAGGGCATCGCCTTTCCGCTGGGCACGTTCGATACCTTCACCACCTATGGCGGGCCGGCGAACCTTCTGGAGACCGCCAACACCGTCGGCCTGCCGCTCTATGCGCGCCAGATGATCGACGCCAAGGGGCGCTGGATCGACCTGATGACCGAAAGCTCGATCCTGCCGGTCAACAAGCGGCCGCGCCTGGCGATCCGCCTGCACAGCTCGAACTGACGCCCATGTCGCTCTTTGCTGACGTCATCGACACGCTCTTCGGAGATCCGCACATGGCCCGCGATGCGGTCTACACGCCGGGAGGCGGTGCGGCCCGTCTCGTCCGCGTGGTCGCGCGCCGCGCGGACGAGACCACCGGGTTTGGCGATGCCCGCCTCTGGTCGGAGACCACCCGTGTCGATCTGCGCGTGGCCGAAGTCCCGACACCGCGGCCCGGCGAGCGCGTCGAGATCGATGGGGACGCCTTCCTCATCCAGGGTGAGCCGCTCCGTGATCGTGAGCGGCTGGTCTGGACCGTGGATTTGCGGCCTGCATAGAGACCATGAACCTGAAGCTCGACGTCACACCCGACCTGGTCGCCATGATGGCCGCGGAGATCAAGGCGGGCGAAAAGGCCGTCTCCGCCGCAACGCGCGAGGCCGGGACCACTCTCAAGTCCGCCTGGCGCGCGCAGATCACCGGCGCGGGGTTGGGGCAGCGGCTCGCGCGCACGATCCGCTCCGAGCAGTACCCGAAGGGCAAACCCAGCCTGAACGCCGCCGCGCTGGTCTGGTCGAAAGCGCCAACGATCATCGGTGCCCACGACACCGGCCCGCTGATCCACTCGAAGGCCGGCTTCTGGCTGGCGATCCCGACACCCGCTGCCGGACGCGGTCGCGGCGGTGCACGGCTCACGCCCGGCGAGTGGGAGCGCCGCCGCGGGCTGCGGCTGCGCTTCGTCTACCGACGGCACGGGCCGAGCCTGCTGGTGGCGGAGGGGCGTCTGAACAGCCGGGGCCTCGGGGTTGCGTCACGGTCCAAGACCGGTCGTGGCCTGACCACCGTGCCGATCTTCCTGCTGGTTCCCCAGGTCAAGCTGCCCAAGCGGCTGGATCTGGACCGCGACGCCGAGCGGGCGCATGATAGCGTGCCGGGGTTGATCGTCGCGAACTGGGTGGACAAAAGGCTGTAACGCCGGCTGGATGGACAGGCTGACTGTATAAGGGACGTGTAATGTCGGGAAGTTTCAGGGAGATATTCAGGTGCCCGAACGATCCAAAGAATCAACGTGCGAAATACCTATCGCGATTGTTCGGGATATTTTCGGAGAGGGTGGTCTCGGCGTGGGCGGCCGACGAGCGAGCGCCGTACAGGAATCTCGGACGACCAACTCTCAGGCATCCGGACAGGGAGCGCAGATACACGCTTGACTTCACGCTTCAGGACCGAACAAGCGGAAACATCTATGCTGCGGAAATGAAATGCGAGATCGAGTATATGAACTTCAGGTACTTCGTGCTTGAGGAAACACACCAGCTCGACCACCATAAAAAACCAGCGTTTGAATTGTTTCTGGAGGCCGCTCACAGCCCTCAGCGGATTTCAGTGCGCGTTCAAGGAAAGCCAGTCGAGATCAATGGTGCAATCTTGATTTGGGGCGCCGTCGATACCAGCGCGAAGGGGGCGATCATTTCAGAAATGGGCTTCCAAGACATCCTCTCCCTTGAGGACATCACCCGAGACCTCGCGGACTGGCAGAACCGAGAATACCTAGAACTGATCGAGAGGTATCGATCTTGGTCGAACGGGTTGTTCGATAGACTCAGGACATCCGGTTCATCGGGAAGATAGTCGACTCCAATCAAAGCAGACCATGCCCACCCCCCGCGAAACCATCCTCACCGCGCTGCTTGCGCGGCTCTCGGCGCAGCCTGCCACCGCCCTGCGCGGCGAGGTGCTACCCGAGCGCGTGCCGGGCGATGGCTTGCTGATCCTGCGCGACGGCGAGCCGGGCGAGCCGGAGGTGACGCTCTCGCCGCTCACCTATCACTACCAGCACCGCGCAGAGATCGAAGCCGTCGTGCAGGGAACAAACCGTGATGCTGCCTTCGACGCGCTGGCGTCCAGCATCGGGACGGCACTCGCCGCCGACCGGACGCTGGGCGGGCTCTGCGACTGGGTCGAGGCGGAAGCACCGCGATCCGTGGACCTGCCCGTCGAGGGAGCGGCGAGCCTGAAGGCCGCCGTGATCCCGGTGGTGCTGCACTACTCGACGTCCGATCCGCTTTCCTGATCGGTCGGGGCCGGGTCCTTGGGTGTCGCGCGGGGTATGCACTTCCCCTCCACCTGCGCGCCGCTCTCGATACTCAGGCTCTCGTAGGTGATGTCAGCGACCACGCGGGCGGTGGTGTGCAACTGGACCGCGCCACCCTTGATCCGGCCCTTGAAACACCCCTTGATGGCAATGCTTGAGGCGCGCAGGTCACCTTCGACCTCGCCAGCCTCCTCGATCACGATGGCAGCGGCCTCGACGCTGCCAGTCACGTAGCCGGGCAATTCGACCGTGCCGGGAAAATAGAGCTCGCCGGTGATGCGCGAGCCGGCACCGAGGTGGGAGCGGCCGCCAGATCCGGACGGGGCGCGGGCGTCTTCCGTCATTTCATACTGTCCCTTTTTCGTTTCCTGCCGCTCTGAGCAGACCGGCAGCTTGACCCTACAGGAGAAACCACCATGGCACGAGCCCAGGGGGCGCGGGCGCAGATGGCGCTGGCGTTCGAGACGATTTATGGCACGCCGCCCGCGAGCGGCTTCACGAGAATGCCGTTTGCGAGCGCGACGCTGGGGGCCGAGCAGCCGCTCCTGAACAGCGAGCTTCTGGGCTATGGCCGCGACCCGCTACCCCCGATCAAGGACGCCGTGACGGCGGATGGCAATGTCGTTGTGCCGATCGATGCGCAGGGCTTCGGGGTCTGGCTGAAGGCCGCCTTCGGCCAGCCGACAACCACCGGCACGACGCCGGGGCCATTCACCCATGAGTTCCGGTCGGGGTCCTGGGTCCTGCCGAGCCTGTCGATCGAGACCGGCATGCCCGAAGTGCCCCGCTATGCGATGTATTCGGGCTGCGTGCTGGACACCCTCAGCTGGCAGATGCAGCGATCGGGGCTGCTGACGGCAACCGCGAGCCTCGTGGCGCAGGGCGAAAGCACCGCCACCGCGTCTGCCGCCGGCACGCTGGCCGAGCTTGCCCTGCAGCGCTTTGGCCATTTCAACGGACAGATCACCCGCAACGGCACGGCCCTCGGCAACATCGTCTCGGCCGAGATCACATGGGCCAACAATCTCGACCGGGTGGAAACCATCCGTTCCGACGGGCGCATCGACGGCGCGGACCCGTCCATTGCCGCCCTGACCGGGCGGGTCGAGGTGCGGTTCGCCGATCAGGTGCTGGTGGACCAGGCGATCAATGGCGAGCCTTCCGAGTTGTCCTTTGGCTACACCCTGCCCTCCGGCGAAAGCCTGACGCTGACCGCCCATGCCGTCTATCTGCCGCGCCCGCGCATCGAGATCACCGGGCCGCAGGGCGTGCAGGCCACATTCGACTGGCAGGCCGCGCGCGACGCCGTGCTGGGCCGGATGTGCACCGTCACCCTTGTCAATTCCGTGGAGGAGTATTGATCATGCTGCGCCTGAACCTTGCCCGGGAACCTTACTGGCTCGATCTCGGCCTTGGCGTGCGCGTCCGGGTTGAGCCGCTGACCACCGCGCTGATGGTGGCGGCGCGCAGCGACCCAGAGGTGCGCGATCTGCCCGAGGGGACCAGCGACGACGAGATCGCGGTGATCTTCGCCCGCGCCATTGCCGAACGCGCCATTCTCGACTGGGACGGTGTGGGCGATGCCGATGGGAACGCCACGCCGGTGGCGCCTGAAGGCATCGCGGCGCTCCTCGACATCTGGCCGATCTTCGAGCGCTTCCAGACGGACTACGTCGCGAAAGGGCTGGAGCTTGAGCTGGAAAAAAACGCCTCCGCGCCCTCGCCGACTGGGTCTGGGGCGGGGGCGAAGGGTACTGCGCGGCCTGCGCGCAAGCCTGCGAAGACTGCCCGCAAATCCTGAACGCCCCGCGCACGCATGAGGGCTGGCAGGCCTGGGATCTGGCCGGGCGGCTGAATGGTCAGATCAGGGCCGTGCCCGGCGTGGTGCTGGGCTGGGACATGAGCGCGGCGCTCGCGATGGCGCAGGCGCTGGGCGTGGATGCCCGTGCCACCGCAGAGCTCCTGCCCGTGATCGAGGCGGTGATGGCGCGGCATCTCAACAACCAGATGGATGGCAGCAGGGAGGCTGAGTGATGACAGAAAAGCGCGTCAGCGTGCGGCTGTCTGCGACAGGCGGGCGGCAGGTCAAGGCCGAGCTGGAGGGTGTGGGCGAGGCCGGCAAGCGCGGCTTTGGGCGACTCTCGCGCGAGATGGAGGCCGCGAATGCCCGGCTTGCGGCCTTTGCCCGGCGCGCGCGGGTGGCCATGGCCGCCGCGACGGTGGCTCTGGCCGCAGCGGGCAGTGCGATGATCCGCTCGGGTCTGCAGACAGTCGATGCCCAGGCCAAGCTGGCGCAGTCGCTCGACACCACCGTCGCCTCTGTCCAGACGCTGGAGCGCGCGGGCGAACTGGCGGGCGTGTCGATGTCCGGCATCGAACAGGCGACCAAGGACCTGACGCGGCGGCTCAGCCAGGCGGCCGCCGGGACCGGCCCCGCAGCCGACGCGCTGGACCGGCTGGGGCTCTCGGCCAATGATCTGATCACTCTGCCGCTGGACCAGCGGGTGGGGGCGATCAATGCTGCCATCGAAAGCTTTGTGCCCGCGGCCGAGCGCGCCGCCGTTGCGGGCCAGCTCTTCGGTGAGGAAGGCTCGATCGCCATGAGCCGGATCGACAGCGCGACGCTGCGCCAGGCGACGCAGGACGTGCGCGACTTCGGCGTGGTCGTGTCCGATCAGGACGCCGCCCGGATCGAGCGGACCAATGACGCGATCTCGCGGCTGGGGCTGATCTGGCGTGGCCTCTCGAACCAGCTGGCGGTGGCCGCCGCCCCGGCGCTGGAATCCGTCGCGGGGGCCATGGCCGCCGTCGCGCGCACCACCGGGCCGCTGGGGGCGGCCATTCGCGGTCTCTTCGACAATCTCGGGCGGCTCACCTCCTATGCCGCCGGCATCGCCACGCTGATGGCGGGGCGCTTTGTTGCCGCCAAGATCGCCGCCGCGGCCTCGGTGCGCGGGCTGGCCATGGCGCTGGTCATCCTGCGCGGCGCGCTGCTGCGGCTGCCACTCATTGGCCTCGTGGTCGCGGCGGGAGAACTGATCCACTGGTTCTCGCGCCTGGTGCGCGGCGCGGGCGGGTTTGGCGCGGCACTCTCGCTTCTGGGCGATCTCGCGCGCGAGGTCTGGGAGCGGATGCAGCTGGGCGCTATCGCCATGGGGCTCAAGATCATGGCCAGCTGGGCCGGGATCAGGGCGGCCGTCGCCGAGGCGCTGCAGACGTCACTTGAGGCAGTCGTCGGCTTTGGCAATGCCGCCCTGAACAGCTTCCAGGGCGCCTTCGAGGCAATCAAGGTGCTCTGGGGCGCGCTGCCCGGTGCCATCGGGGATTTCGCGTTCCAGGCGGCGAATGCGCTGATCGCGGGCGTCGAGTCAATGCTGAACGGTGTCGGAAAGCGCATCAACGGCTTCCTTGACGGGATCAATGCCGGGCTCGAGGCGCTGGGGATCGAGCGACGGGTCTCGCTGATCGGTACTCTGGAGTTGGGTCGGATCGACAATCCGTTTGCGGTATCGGCGGCGCAAGCGGGTGCCGAGGCGCGGGCGGCGTTCCAGACAGCCTTCGCATCTGATCCCATCGCGATGCCGGATCTGGGGCTTGGCACCTCTGCGCGAGAGGCGCGTGGTCAGGCCGAGGCCCTGCGCGAGATGATGTCGGGCGTGGTGGAGGCCGCCACGGCGCCGCTGGAGTCGGTGGCGGCGCTCCGCAAGGCGGTGGCCGCATCGGGGGCCGATACTGAGGCGGTCCTTACCGGCGCGCGGACGGCCGCCGAAGGGCTGGAGACGGCGATCGAGGCCAGCGGTGAGGCGGCAGGGCGCGCCGGCGGGGCCGGTCGCAGCGCCGGTCAGGCCCTGCGCGAGGGGGCCGAGACCGCGCGGGGTGCCTGGGAGGCGACTGCCGATGCGGTGCGCGCGGCGCAGGAACGCTCGCGCGAGATCGCGCAAGGCGTCGCGCAGGACATCACCGGACCCATCAAGGAGGCGCTCAAATCCGGAGAGGTTTCCTGGCAGAGCTTCGCCAGCGCTGTTTCGCGGATTGCCCAGAACCTTGCCAACCGGCTGATCGAGGCGGCCTTCAAGCCGATCGAGAACGCTCTGCTCAGCGCCTTCTCCGGCGGGGGTGCCGGTGGCGGTGGGGGCGGCTTCCTTGCCAGCCTCTTCGGCTTCGCGCGAGGCGGTGTCTTCGCCGGGGGACAGGACCTCACCGCCTTTGCGCGGGGCGGCGTGGTCAACCGTCCCACGGTGTTTCCGTTTGCGCGGGGCATCGGCCTGATGGGCGAGGCCGGGCCCGAGGCGATCCTGCCACTGCGCCGCGGGCGCGACGGGCGGCTCGGGGTCGAGATGAACAGCGGGGTCGCGACGCAGCCCGCGCAGGACATGTCAACCCGCATCGTCAACGTGCTCGACCCTTCGGTGGTGGGCGACTACCTCGCCACACCCTCTGGCGAACGGGCCATCCTGAATGTCATCCGCCGCAACCGGAGTGCCCTGAATGCCTGAACTCTGGCCGTTTCCAGCAGCGCAGGACGTCACGGAAGTGCTGGAATGGCGCACCGATTTGCTGCCCTCGGGCGCGGGCGAACAGCGCATCGCACTCCGCCCCCGGCCGCGCGAGATCGTCACGCTCCGCCACCGGCTGGGCGCGCTCGGGATGGCGCGCGCGGCGGAACTGGCGCGCGCCGGGTTTGCCGGCGCGTGGCGCGTGCCGCTCTGGCACCTGGCGCTGCAGCCGAGGACCGATCTGGTGCGAGGTGCGACCGAGATCCCGCTCGACACCGGGCTGTCGGATTTCCGGGCAGGTGAGCTGACCGCGATTGCGGTGGATGGCGGGGCGGCGGTGCCGGTGAGCGTCGCCGAGGCTCACGCCGACCGGCTGATCCTGGCCGAGCCGCTGGACGCGCAGCTGCCCGCCCCGTCCGTTGCCGCCGGGCGCATCGCGGTCACGCCCGTTCGCGAAGGCCTGCTGACCGCACCCGTCGAGATCGCGCGCCGCCGGCAGGGCGACGGCACGGTCACGGCAAGCCTGCTTCTGCGGGATGCGCCGGAGATCGCACCCCTGGTGCTGCCCGTCTATCAGGGGCAACCGGTCCAGACCGACCCGAGTCTTATGCGCCGTCCGCTCACCGCCAGCCTGCGCCGGGCGGTCGAGTATGTCGACAACGGCTTCGGCCCGGTGGTGGTGGAGCCCGTGCGCGATGTCTTCGAGCGCAGCGAGACGATCACGCTCAAGGCGCACGGGCCATCCGCACGCTGGGCACAGCGCCGCTGGCTGTGGTCCCTGCGCGGCCGGCAGGCGAGCTTCTGGCTGCCGACCTGGGGGCACGAGCTGCAACTGCGGAGTCCCATGACCTCGGGATCGGTGCTGATGCGCGTGGCGCCGATCGCAACGCTGGACGCCTATGTCGATCGCCAAATCATGCTGGAGATGCCCGGGGCGCTGCGGTTCCGGACGATCACGGCGGCACTCAAAGAGGGGGCGGGCCACAGGCTGACCTTGTCATCGCCCCCTGGCGAGCCGGTGCCGATAGGTACGAAGGTGCATTTCCTGACGGGGGTGCGATCAGCGACCGACCGGATCGAGATCCGGCATGGCCCGGTGGCGAGCGAGGTGACCGTGCCGGTCGTGGAGGTTGGGCATGCAGAGGACGTGCAGAGCACACCACCCGGTCCGGAGGCGCCGCAATGATCTCTCATTGCATCCAGACTGTGCCTGCGGAGAGTGGCTGGTGCCGCGCGATCGGGTCTGTCGACCGTCGGCTTCGCCCCTGTCGTGGTGGCGCCGCTCCGCTATCTCTCCGGGCGCGGCCAGACCATGATGCTGCAAGGGCGTTTCAACCCGCCTCGCTCAGAGCGTGGGCGAGGTCGAACAGGCGTTTGCGCTGCGCCTCGGGGATTGCGTACCAGGAGCGAACGAGCTCGATCGCCTCCTTGTCGGCGAGGATATCGGCGGGTTGCGTCTCGCCGCCTGCCTCGCCCTTCCTGGCGAGACCCTCGAAGAAGAAGCTGATATCAACCTCGAGCGCCGCGGCCACGTCCCACAGCCGCGATGCGCTTATCCAGTTGGCGGCGGTTTCGTATTTCTGGATCTGTTGGAACTTTACGCCGACCGCATCGGCCAGTTGCTGCTGGGACATGCCCGCAAGCCACCGGCGGTGGCGGATACGTTTGCCCACGTGAACATCGACGGGATGCGGCATGTCTTTTCCTCTTCGATCATTCTGCGGTCTGGTCCGGCATCTCTCCAACACGATCCAGGCTCGGCACCCAATGTCGCGCAGCCCGGCCGCGCATCTGACTGCATAGCGGAACAACCTTGAAGTGCAATTGGTTTCGCCGTGTGATTGCAGAATAGAGGGAAACTACTGCTGGCACGCCGGGATGGGGCTGACCTGGTCCCATGCGTCCCGGCTCTCAGACAGGTTGCGCCGGATCGGCGCGCATCATGCTGGAGATGCCGGGCGCGCCGCGGTTCCGGACGATCACGGCGGCACTCAAAGAGGGGGCTGACCACAGGCTGACTCTGTCATCGACCCTTGGCGAGCCGGTGCCGACAGGAATGAAGGTGCATTTCCTGACGGCGGTGCGCTCGGCGGTCGACCGGATCGAGATCCGGCATGCCTCCGGTGGCGAGCGAGGTGACCGTGCCGGTGGTGGAGGTGTTACAATGAGGTCAAATAACCAGCGCCAGTTCGCAGGCAAGTTACGAAACCCGACCGGTTATCCGCGTGCCACCTCAGCCGCTGTCGCTGAGCGCCGCCGGAGTCGACCACTCGTGCTTGCCCCGGCATTTTCTGTCAAATGATTTCGGCGATGCGGGCCTTCCGGCCATGTGCTCCGAGACCTTTATGAGCCGTCATGGCTCTTCTTGAAGCCTCGTGAAGCAATCCTTGCAAAAACCATGGGAGATCAGAGCAATATCACCGCCACCGCGCCGATAGTATTCGACGGGCTCAATCCATTCCCGTTCACCCGTCGGTGCGCCGATTGGCCAGGCAACTCGAGCACAGATTGCGCAGAGCGTCAGGATGTCTTCGTCATCCTGGTCCGCAACCGGCACGCCAAACAGCGGGATTTCCGGGCGCTGCTGAGCTGAGAGAACCACGGACTGATAGAGCAGATGGCTCACGTCATCGTTGGTCGTGATCGGCCTGACCGACAGACGCATGTCGCGGCGCAATTTCGGCGCGTCGCAGCGATAATCAATCTGAACGACCGGACGCGTCCCGCTGAGCACGCTGTTAAACAGTTTCGTGAAAGTCGTGCGCACTGCATCTCCGGCGATGAAATGTGCCACTGGACGGTTGAGAACACGCTGTTCAGAACAATCACGGCTCGCCGGGTCCTTCAGCGCATTATCGTCGAGGAATTGCTGCCAGTTCGGGGCACCAACTTGGGTAATGCGCAGTTCGTGATCGAGGATCATGGCGATCCCGTCCATGGCGTCCAGCAGGCTTTGATGCGTGACCGGCATGTGTTTCGTTCCCAGCATCGTGGCACAGTGTGGCGATACTTGGCCACATGGATCCATTGCACGGATATAGGCGACGTGCTCCGAAATTACATCCCCAAGACACGTCACTCATCGCCTGCGGTGCCGGCTGGAGATTCGGATTGGCACCGACACCTTTCATTCGGAGAACGCTCCAGCAGTCACCGCTAGCCATCGAACATTTGGCGCAAACGTCGTGCCAGTTCATGCTTTCGATAGGGTTTTTGCAACAGCTCGAACCCCTGATCCAACTGACCGGTTTGAACAATGCTGTCCTCGCCATAGCCCGAGGTAAAAAGAATGGGCAGTCCGGGGCGCAATTGAGCGACCCCCTCGGCCAGGTCGCGACCAGAGATGCCGCCCGGCATGACGAGGTCGGCAAACAGCAAATCGATGTCCGATCGTTCGCGGATGATCTCCAGCACGGTCGGGCCGTCCAATGCCTCGGACACCCTGTAGCCTAGTGAGGTGAGTTGCTGCACGACAAGCTCGCGGACCATGTCGTCATCCTCGGCCACAAGCACATGTTCGCCCCCGCGCTCATTCGCGGTGGGCGCGGCAGACGGCTTGGCAGTGGTCTTGATCATAGGGGCTCCGTATGGGTCAGGATTGTAGCGTCAAAGCTCCGCCTCACAGACACCTCGATGGTCAAACAGGTTGCTCCGGCGGCGTCGATGAATTTGCATCAAACGCTCGGAGCACTCAACAGTCATGGAAAGGATTCCAACAAGGCATCGACCTTGCCGAACGTTCAGTTGACTCGGTCAACACAAGGATACCACGAGGCTGGAGTTTCCGATCACTGTAATCACGGTAGCCATCGGGACGGTGGACGGGTCCGCCGAAGCGTTGGAGAACAACATTCGCTGCAGGAAGCTTCGGCGCAGCCGACGAGCTACCCCTTCAGCCCAGGAGCTTTCGAAGTTCGAAGCTCAGGGTGGCACGATCGAAAGGTTTCGCCAACCATCCCAGTGCAGCAAACTCTGCCAGTTCGGCGGTCAGGACAGGGTCTGCCTGGCCGGACATCACGATAACTTTCAGATCCTTGTCCGCAGATCGCGCCAGTTTGACAAGCGCTATACCGGTCGTGTTGCCATCCAGCATGATGTCACTGAGCAGCAGGTCCACCCTGTGCGATTGCAGGATTTCTTCGGCCTCGGAAACATTTGCCGCACTTTGGGTTTGGTATCCCAGACTTTTCAATTGGCTGGCCACCGCCGCGCGGACATTGGCCTCGTTCTCCACCAGCAGGATGGTCTGGCCTTTACTGGCGGCTGTCGTGCCAAGCAATTTCTCCTTGGGGCTTGGCGTTTCATGACGCGTGGCCGGCAGATACATCTTGACCGTCGTGCCCAATCCGACAGAACTGGTGATCATCAGATGGCCCTGCCATGCTCGCATACTGTCGCGCACCGTGGTCAGGCCGAGACCGGTTCCCTTGCCCATCGGTTTGGTGGTGAAGAATGGCTCCAGCACCTTTTCCATTACCTTCTTCGACATGCCCTGGCCCGTGTCACGAACCGATACCGTGACGTAGTCACCGGGCGGCACTGTCCACGGGCCGTCGGAAAGCTGCGACTCGACACGCTCGCGGTCCGTTTCCAGAAAGATGTCCCCGCCTCCCGGCATGGCATCACGTGAATTGACGATCAGATTCAGAAGTATGTTTTGGAACTTGGACGGCTCGGCAATGACTGGAGGCAATTCGTCAGACAATTTACAGCGAACCGATACCTTTTCGCCCGTGGCCAGGTTCAACAGTGGGATCAGCTCCTTGGCGCTTTGGTTGACATCCACCGGCCGAGGGGGCAGGTGGCCTTGCCGGGAGAAGATAAGCATCCGATGCGTCAGGTCACCGGCTTTTTCGGCCGCGTTCCTGGAGTTGGCGAGATGGACGTGTGCGGGATGGTCAGGTGGCAGGGTGTCCTCGCTCATCTCCAATCCGCCAATGACAACCGTCAGCATGTTGTTGAAATCATGCGCCATCACCGTGGCAAATTGACCGATGGCTTCCAGTCGTTGCGCCCGCAGGGCGACCTCACGCAGCCGTGCCTGCTTTTTCAGTTCCGCGCGGCTCAGGAAATAGATGACAAGTGCCGACAACAGTACGAAGATCGTGCCCTTTGCCGTCTGGACAAGTCTGGTGCCGGTGTCCGCGACGAGATGCTCGACAAGCACGTCCGACACGAAGATGTAGAACAGGCTAAAGACCGCGTAGATCAATGCGATCCTTAACGCAGGTTCAAGTCGCATCGAATTTCTTCACGGGGCGACGCTGGAAGTTGCGCGGCAGAAGGATGAAAAGGCCTTGAAGACGCATTGCTTTGTTTCTTTCATCGCCACTTCTGAGAAACGTAGTATCCGGGCCTAAATCTCTACGGTCAAGTCCGGGAGTTGCTCGAAATTCGGCGGTGGCACGCGCTATCTGAAAGAGTGACGGCGTGATGTCGGCGACCGGCTATTCTACGTGAACTCCTGGTTGACAGGGTTACGCTTGAAGTCTGTGAAACGGCTGTAGCGTCACCGAGCGACGCCCTACGAGACCGCGCCGGAAATTTTGAGGTCCGGGCAAGCCGTGTCCCGCGTGGTTCAGGACCTCGGCGCATCTTCGGCATCCGGCAGGACACCACGGACTTCAACTGACGCGCTGGTTCCAGCAGCGCAGCTTAACTCGCCGAGTCAGACTTTATCTCGCGCAAAATCGGCGACCCAAAGTTTGACCACAACTCCCAAGTGCAGAGGGTTCAAGTTTGCCACCGTTAGCGGGGCAACCCCCGTCTCCTGGAATGACACCGATTTCCTGTCACCCCGATCATATTCAGAACGCGGACAACCATGACCTACGCCTCCGTCGACGCCTCCACCGCCGAGGGCCGCCCGTATTTCCTCTACCAGTTCGTGGATGGCGCGCAGATCTGGCGCTTCACGAGCCGGGCGCAGACCTGGAGCAGTCCGGGCAGCGGCGGGGAGACGATTCCCTGGGAGCCCGCTGCGGTGGCCCATGGCGAGGTGGTGCAGACGAGCGAGATCGAGCGCGGGCGGCTGGAGCTGGCCTGGCCGCTCTCGCACCCGTTCGCGCGGCGGTTTCTGGCGCCGATGGGCCCGACGCCCGTGACGCTGACCATATTCCGCGGTCATGAACAGGTACCGGGCGAGACGGTGGCGCACTGGAAGGGCCGCGTGGTGGGCGCGGAGGTCGAGGGCCAGCGGATCCTTCTGCAGGCCGAATCGGTGTTCAGCACGCTGCGCCGGGCTGGCGTGCGGGCGAAGTACCAGCGGCTCTGCCGCCACGCGCTTTACGGGCGCGGCTGCGGGCTCGATATCGCCCTGCACTGGCTGACCGGCACGGTGACAGAGGTTGCGGGCAACGCCGTCACGATCCCCGCGGCGGCGGACCAGTCCGATGGCTGGTTCCGCGGTGGCGTTCTGCGATTCGGCACGGCGTTGGGGTTCATCACCGGGCATGCGGGCGCCACGCTCATCCTGTCGCGTCCGATGCCGGAACTGGCCGCGGCACTGGCCACGCCGGAGGTCGACCCCGATACGGGCGATCCGCTGCCCGTTCAGGTCGGGATCGCACCGGGTTGCGACCTGCGCGCTACCACCTGCGCGGGCAAGTTCGGCAATCTCGCGAACTTCGGAGGCTTTCCCGAGATCCCCGGCCGCAACCCGCTGGGCGGCGGCTCCATCGTCTGACGCGCCCGCGCGCGCCACTTCCACACCCGGATCTTGCCCATGGCCTGGACCTTCATCGCGCGGCTCGTGCTCGGGCTGGTACTCTCGGCGGTGTCCTATGCGCTCGGGCCCCGCCCCAAGACCGACACGCCGCAGGCCGCGGGGCTCGACGACTTCACGCTGCCCACGGCGGAGGAAGGCCGGCCGATCCCGGTCGTCTTCGGCACCGTGCTCATCACCGGGCCCAACGTGGTCTGGGCCGGGGATCTGCGTGTCGATCCCATCCGCAAGAAGGGCGGCAAGAAGTGACGACACCCGATCACAGCGCAGCGCCGCCGCTCCGTGTCACCGTGCAGGACCTGCGCACGGCCCGCTATTGTATGGCCGGCGCGCGCCCGTGGTTTCGCCGCCACGGCTTTGACTGGCAGGCGTTTCTCACCCACGGCATCGCGCCCGAGCGCCTCAGGGAAGCCGATGCGACGCTCGCCCGCCCGGTGATCCGGGCGGCCGCAGCCCGCGAGGCCGCCGAAGCCCACGCGGCCCGCGTGGCTGCCGGCAGGGAGGCCGACGATGGGCGGGCGTAGCAAGAGACAGACCGTCGGCTTTCGCTATTCGCTGGGCATGCATCTGGCGCTCTGCCACGGGCCCGTCGATGCCATCCGCGAGATCCTCGTCGATCGCCGCACCGCCTGGTCGGTGACCACGGGGGCCGGTGGTCCCGGCGCGGGCACGGGCGCGGGCGTGGAGACGCGCCTCGGGACGGTCGCTGGCATGGCGGCCACGGCGGCGCAGGCGGGCGAGACCGCCGCCACCGTCGCGTTCCCGGGCCGCCTCGCGGGCGTCCGCCTCGGGCAGGACTACCGGCTCCTGCTGGCCGACGGGGCGCGCCACACCGTCACCGTGCAGGGTGTGGGCTATGACACCGCAAGTAACACCAGCTCCTGGTCCGTGCAGCCCGACACGCTGAGCTTTCCCGCACAGTCGGTCGATGTGTTCGAGGCCAGCAGTGCGGCCAGCACCGCCGGTGCGGGCGGCGGGCGCATCCGCATCGACAAGCCGCAGCTCTTCGGCGGCGAGAGCCGCGAGGGCGGGATCGTGGGCGATGTCGATGTGCTGATGGGCGGCCCCGGCCAGGGCGCGAACGATTACCTGGCCGCCCGCATGGGCGGGGAGGTGCCGGGGTTTCGCGGGCTCTGCAGCCTCGTGCTGCGGCAGGTCTATCTGGGCCTCAACCCCTACCTGAAGCCCTGGGCGGTGCGCGTCACCCGCGTGCTGGCGGGCGAGGCCGGCAGCCTGCAATGGTATCCCGAGACCGCGCCCATCGTGCCCGAGGCCAGCATCTCGGATGCGGCCATCTACATCGCCCTCGATGTCTCGGGCTCGATGTCGGGCACGCGCATGGCGGCGCAAAAGGCGGGCGTCGCGGCGCTCATCCGCGAGATCGGCGCAGGCGTCGATCCCGACCGGCCCAACGACATGGCGGTGGTGCTCTGGAACTCTTCCATGGCGGACATGATCGAGCGGCGCAACATGGGGCCCGCGGACTACGCCGCGCTCGAGGACTGGATGCTGGCGCTTTCCAGCTTCACCGCGGGCGGCACGAGTTTCGATGCGGCCTTCGCGGCTGCGGGCGCCTTCTTCGCGGGCAGCGGCGAGAAGCGCCGGATCGTCATCTTCGTGACCGACGGGGAGCCCTCGCCGGTATCCTCCGTGGAGGCCGCGCTCGCGCGCATTGCCAGCCTGCCGCCCGCCGACATCTTCGGCTTCAACATCGCGCTGTCGGATACCACCCATACCGCGCGCATCGACACCACGCCCGTCGACGGCGTGCCGGTCATCCCGCCCGGTGACAGCCAGGCGCTCGTGGCCTCGCTCCGGGGCGCGTTCGGCAACGGGCCGGACATGAACCCCTCCCATATCATCCGCGAATGCCTTACCAACCGCGACTGGGGGCTGGGGTATGCCGACATGGAGATGGGGGCGAGCTTCACGGCGGCGGCGGACACCCTCTTTGCCGAGGGCTTCGGGCTGTCGCTGATCTGGCAGCAGGACAGCTCCATCGAAGAGTTCATCGTGAGCGTGCTCGACCATATCGACGCCACGCTCTTCATCGACCGGCGCACGGGGCTGTGGGAGCTCAGGCTCATCCGCGCGGATTACGACCCCGCCACGCTGCCACTTTTTGATGAGACCAACGTGGTCGACTGGGGCCGGCTGGGGCGGCGCGCACCGTCGGATCTGGTGAACTCGGTCACCGTGCGCTTCACCGATGCCTGGACCGACGCGCCCGGCTCGGTCTCGGTGACCGACACCGCCCGCGTGCAGGACATGGGCCAGGTCATCGCCACCACGCTCGACTCCCCCGGCGTCCGCTACCAGGGGCTGGCGGTGCGCGTGGCCGAGCGCGACCTGCGCGCGCTCTCGGTCCCGCTGCTCTCCGGCGAGATCACCGTCAACCGCGCCGGCGCCGGGCTCGGGCCCGGCGACGTGATCCGGCTGCGCTCGGCGCGCCGCGGGCTCGACGATGTGGTCATGCGCATCTCCGAGATCGGCCAGGGCGACGGGCGCGAGAACGGCATCCGGCTGAAGATCGCCGAGGATGTCTTCGCCCTGGGCACCACCGCCATCGCCGGCGGGCGCATGTCCCCGGGCAGCGGCGTGGCCGCCCCGCCGCGCGCGCTCGCGCACCGCATGGTCACGGAGGCCCCCTACTGGCTTCTGGTGCGCGAGCTCGGCCACAGCGAGGCCGACCGCATCCTCGCGGAGGACCCGGGCGCGGGCGCGCTCATCGCCACGGGCGAGCGCCCGAGCGCCGATGCGCTCGCGGCCGAGCTCTGGATCGATCCCGGCACCGGCCCTGTGCAGGACGGGGCGGTGGATTTTGCGCCCTCGGCGGTTCTGGCCGCGGACATCGCGGATGATCCAGAGGCACGGACCGTCCCCGTCACCGGCTGGCGCGGCCTCGGCGAGGTCGGCATCGGCTCGCTGGCCGGTATCGGCGGGGAGCTCGTGCGCATCGACGGGATCACCGCCACTTCGATCACCGTGGGCCGCGGCTGTCTCGACACGGTGCCGCTTGCCCATCCTGCGGGCACGCCCGTCCTCTTCTTCGACGACAGCGCCCGGATCACCGACGGCGCCTATGCGGCGGGCGAGACCCTCGCCGTCCGGCTGCTGCCCGAGACCGGGCGCGGGACGCTGGCCTTCGCGCTCGCGCCCGAGGACAGCGTGACGCTCGCGGGCCGCGCCATCCGGCCGCTGCCGCCCGGGCGGGCGATGGCCAATGGCGGCTACGGCATCGACAGGCGCGCACTTCTCGCGGGCGACGTGACCTTGAGCTGGGCGCATCGCGACCGGCTCGCGCAGACCGGGCCGGTGCTCGACGACTACACCGCCGGCGATATCGGCCCCGAGCCGGGCATCTCTTACGTCGTCGACATCCGCTGGGTGGACCCGGCAACAGACGCGACCATGACGCCGGTTGCGGCGCGCATCCCCGCCGGCACGGGAACCAGCCACACGATCACGCATGCCGAGATTCCGGTCGGGGCCGCGCCGCCGACCGTCTCGGAAGTCGAGGTCCGCGTGCTCGCGGTGCGCGACGTGGACGGCAGCCCGCGCGAGAGCCGCACGGGGCGGGCCTTTCGCCTCGCCATCCTTTCCGGCTGGGGTGCGGCCTGGGGCGAGGACTGGGGCGCGCCCGCCTGATCATCAACGAGGTAGCACATGCCAGAGCGCATCATGCCGGGGCTCGGGCTCCGGTCCTTCTACGATCCCGGCCAGAGCGACTGGGGCACCAGCGTCAGCGAGGACCTGCGCCGGCTCTCCGCGCTCGTCCAGCTTGCCGCCAAATCGCGCAGCACCGCGCTGCCCGCCACCGGCAGTGCCGGGGATATCCATATCGTACCGCCCGATGCCCCCTCCAGCGCGAATGCCATCGCACTCTGGGACGGGCCCGCGGGCGCGGAGGGCTGGGTCCATCTCACGCCGGCCGCCGGCTGGGAGGCGTGGATCGCGGATGCGGGTGAGCGGGTGCGCTTCGACGGCACCGCCTGGCAGGTCGTCCTGCCGGGCCTCGCCGGCAAGGCCGGCCGCCTGCTGGGCGTCAACGCCACGGAGGATGCGCTGGCGTTCCTGCCGCCGCCCGCAGAGGGCGCGGCGGAAGTGCTCGCGGATGGCGCGACGACGCGCATGCTCACGCTCGCCGACAAGGGCGCGATCGTGGAGATGACCGCCGGTGGTGCCAACACGGTGACGATCCCCGCCGAGGCGAGCGTCGCCTTCCCGGTGGGCAGCCTCGTCAATATCACCCAGGCCGGCGCAGGCCCCACGACCATCGCCGCGGCCGCGGGCGTGGCGCTCAACAACGTCCCGGCCGGGTCCTGCACCATCGACGCACGCTGGTCCGGCGCGGCGCTCTACAAGCGCGGCCCCAATGCCTGGGTCGTGCAGGGCGCGATCTCCGAGGTGGCGTGATGGCGGGGCTCTACCTTGCGCGCGCCGGCCTGCTCATGGGCGGGGCCAGCGGCGGCGGCTCCGGCGGGGACGGCTCCGACGGGGACGGCTCCGGCGGCGTCGGGGTTCGGCTCGACGCGGCGAAGGCCGGGGCCGGGCACACGCTCTCCGAGGATGACCGGACGCTCATCAACACCGGCGGCGGGTCCGACTACCGCCACTGGGTGCCGGCCCTGAAGCGGCTCCCCGGCACGCATCCCGTCCCCTTCTACTGGGAGATCGCCTGCGCGCCGGGCGGGCCGGCGCAGTTCAACGGCTACGCGGGCGTCGTCTCGCAGGCGCAGCTGGACGACCCGGGCAAGACCTTCGACAGCGGCGAGAACCCGGTCCATGCCGGCTCGATCTGCTACCGCGGCAACGGCGACGTGTGGGGCAATACCAGCTCGCGGCTCGGCTCCCATACCGCCTATGGCGCCGGCGACATCGTGATGCTCGCCTTCGATCCCGCTTCGGGCGGGCTCTGGATCGGCGTGAATGGCGCGTGGCAGAGCAACCCCGCCACCGATCCGGGCACCGAGACGAGCGACGCCGCGGGCGGCGACTTCCGGCCCGTCCTGCAGGGGCGCGAGCCGGGCGAGGGCGGCACGCTGCGCTCGCTGCCCGGCCAGTTCTCATACCCGGTGCCGGGCAACTGCATCGCGCTCGGGCACAGCCTCGGCATCGCCGATGGCGTGGCCGTGCAGGCGGCGGCGCACTGGATCGAGATGGGCGGCACGGCCGCGCTGAGCGTGGCCCGTGTCGATATCTGGCACGAGATGGGTGGCGGCACAGCGCTCGGCCTGCCGACCGGCGAACTCTGGCACGAGATCGGCGGCGGAGAGGCCGCCTCCGCCGCCGCGCATGAACTCTGGATCGAAAGGAGCTGACCCATGACCATCCTCCATCTCGGCCATCAGCCGGCCGATCTCGGCGGGATCGAGCCCGCGCTGATGAGCACGGACCCCGCCGGGTTCGACGCGGAGCTCGACGTGAACGCTGTGAAGTTCACGGGTGGCAGGTCCCACAGCTCGGCCTTCAGCCTCGCCTTCCCGCCGCCTGCGGGCGATCTGTGGCTCCAGGTCCGTCTCCGCGCGCCGGACACGTCCTCCGCGGAGTTCTACTACAAGGACGTCTCCGTCCTCGCGTTCCGGGATGCCTCGGGAAACACCGTGGCAGAACTGCGCGGTCGAAAGAGCACGCCCACGATCTTCGCGCGGGCAAGCGGCGACACGGTCGTCGATGGCGCGAACGGCATCGACAAGGGCACAGGGACCGTTCACTGGATCAATGTGCGCGTCGCCGTAGGCACCGATATCACCATCGAGCTCTACGACGGCGCGGGCCTGATGAGCAGCGCCACCGCGGCCAACACCGCCGGCAAGGGCAAGCCGGTCTCCGCCGTGTTCGGCAATACCAACATGCACAGCCATTTTGGTGACGCGACCTGGTATTACGCCCATATCGCGGTACTCGACGGCACCCCGACCATCGGCCGGCGCTTCGCCCGGCAGGTGCCGGGCATGGCCGGCGCCCACGGCCAGTGGGCGGGCACGCTCGCGGCCCTCGGGGACGGCAATATCGCGACGCGCATGTCGAGCGACACCGCCGGTCAGCGCCAGAGCGCGACGCTCGCCGGGCCTGCGGGGCCGGCGGGCGCGGCCATTGCGGCCGTGCACATCAAGGCCGTCGCCCAGGCCGGCACCAGCGGGCCGGGCAGCCTCGCGGGCTTCCTGCGCCTCGGCGGAGTGGATCATGACGCGAGCGCCGCAGCACTTTCCAGCGCGGTGCCCGAACAGGTGATCTTCTCCTGGCCGCAGAATCCGGGCAACGGCGCGGTCTGGACGGACGCCACGCTGCCTGCCGAGATCGGATTGCTCAGCGCACCATGACGGATCGCCCCACACTCATCGCCCAGATCGCCGAGGCCCTGCGCGAGAACGGTCTCACCGCCGCCATCGGGGCGCTCGCCACCGCCCTCGTGGGGCTCGCCGTGGCGGTCACGCGCAAGGCGTTTACCAACGAGGCCGTGGTGCACCGGCTCGAACAGGAACTCAAAGCCGAGAGCGCGCGCGCCGAGGCCGCCCGCGCGGCCGAGATCCGGCGCCTCGAGGCCCAGCGCGCCGAGGACAGGGCCTCCGAGCAGGCGCATCGCGCGCGCCTCGAGCAGGACCTCTACCAGATGCGCCAGCTGCTCTTCACCGTCTTCCAGCACGCCCCGCCGCAGGTCGTCGATCCGCCGCCGTCTGCAAACCCGCCGGCCAACCCGCCGCAATCGACCGACGAGTGAGTTCCCGTCGGACGCCCCCCCCATCGCACCACCCATCCGGCCCGCCTCGGCGGGTCTTCTGCGTTTCAAGGAGACACCAATGCCCCGGTTCCACGAACACTACAGCGCGGTCGCGCCCGACACCTGGCGCTGGCCCGACTTCTCCCCCGCCGAGATCGCCTGCCGCGGCACCGGCACGCTGCTGGTTCACGAGGGCGCGCTCGATGCGCTTCAGGCGCTGCGCGACCGGCTGGGCAAGCCGATGATCGTCCGCTCGGGCTATCGCAGCCCCCAGCACAACCGCGCCGTCGGCGGCGCGCCGGCCTCGAAACACATGGAGGGCACGGCGTTCGATATCTCCATGGCGAACCACGACCCCGAAGCCTTCGAGGCGGCGGCGCGCGAGGTGGGGTTTCTGGGCTTCGGGTTCTACCCGCGCTCGGGGTTCATGCACATCGATCTGGGGCCTGCGCGCCAGTGGGGCGAGCGGTTCCCGGTACGGGCGGCGCCGTTTGCAAAGGAGGTCCCGCCCGCGCGCGAGGTGCTGGCGGACAGCCGGACGCTCAGGGGCACAGGCGCGGCCGGTGTGGCCACCGTCGGGGCGGGGGGCGTCGAGGTCGCGCAGGAGGTCCTGGCGGAGGCGCAGAGCGCGGTGCTGCCGCTGGTGCCGTATCTCGACACGCTCCGCTGGGTGTTCATCGCCCTGGCGCTTTGCGGGATCGCGGTGGCGGTCTGGGCCAGGCTCGATGACTGGCGCAGGGGGCGGCGCTGATGTGGGGCGGTATGCTGGTGGGGCTGCTTGCCCGGCCATGGGCGCGGCGGGTGGTGGGGCTCGCCCTCGTCGCGCTCGCCGTCGCGCTGTTGCTCATGAACCTCCGCCGTTTGGGCGAGCGCGCCGGCCGCGCCGCCGAGCGGATCGAACACCTGGAGCGGACCAATGCCATTCAAAGACAGATGCTGGATGCGGCCGCGCGTCGCCCTCGTGATCGGGACGCTCTTGTTGAGCGGTTGCGCGGGGGGCGGTTTTGATCTGGGTGCGCACGTGCTGTGTCCGCCGGTCGTCGAATACAGCCGGGAGGTCCAGGCGCGGGCGGCAGAGGAGCTGGCCTTGCTGCCGCAGGGATCGGTGGTCGTGGAGATGCTCGCCGACTACGCGGTGATGCGGGAGCAGGCGCGGGGGTGTGGAGCGGCCTGAACGTCGGAGTTCCCGGCGTTGTCGGGGAGGCCCTTTAGCCCGTCCAAGACGGCGATCAGGATATCCTTGGGCGCCCCGGCTTTTTCAGCTCTTTCATCACTGATGTCCTCTTCGTTACGTGGCAT